AACCAATATTAGCATATTCGTTTTTATATTTTACCTTAGTTGGTAAATCGATCTCGCCAGTCGCACCATCAAAAGTAGAAGTGATACTTCCAACACCGAAAGTAATATCACCTGTTCCATTTGGAGCGATATTAATGTTTCCATTAGATGTGGATATGATAGAATTTCCATTTACATCTAATGCTGCAGTTAAGTTTGTATAATCTGAAGGGAGGAATGTGGAACCGTTGTAGCGTAATACTTGTCCTACAGCAGGGTTTGTAACATTAACTGTTAAGTTAGTGCCATTCCCTAATGCAGTATACAGTTCATCAAAATTATCATTAATCTTGTCACCACCAACACGGAGTGTATCACCTGTATTATCATTAGCTGCGGTTCCAAGACCTAGTGATTGTTTAGCCATTTCTCGCTATATTTTTAGTTATTTATGGGGGTTTCGGGGTCAACTTCTTCCTCACCATAAGATGATAAGTCAGGAGCAGTCCAATCGTCAGGTACGCTAGTTTCAACTGCGATATCTGGGTTCTGATAATTAGATCCAGGATTACTAATTTCAACACCAGCAACACCAACTAGAGCACGTATATTACCTTCAAAACCAGATATAGAGTCAACTCTTACAGTTGGTCTAGTTGTATAACTTGATCCACCTGCAGTAACCTGTACTTGTTTAATAAATCCAGAAGTTAGAGCAGCACTTGCACTAGCATCTTGACCGAATACAGATCCAAGATAATCAAAAGTAATCAAGGAGTTTGAAGATTCAATAACAGCAACTTCTCTTGCGTCTGTTTCACCCTGTATATCTATGAAATCGCCTGGTTCTACAGGAGGTACAATTTCAGCAGCATCAACGTCTGCCTCAGAACCAACGTATGAGAACGCAACGAATGTAGATCCTACACGAGGTATTTCTGAGAAGATAATTCTTGAACCAACAATCTCAAATCCAATTCCAGGTTCCTGTATAACACCGTTCAATGAACAGATGATATTGTTCTCTGGACGTATAGTAGATGATTGAACACCTTCAGTCAGAGTCAAGGAGTAGAATACATTATTACGCTTGAGGTTAAAGGACTGTCTCAAAGAGTCGAAGTCGAATGAAATATCATCTAACTGTCTCAATTTACCTACGTAGAATCCTGTGAATGATGCTCCTAAATCAGGTGCTTCAGTAAACTGAATCTGGTTAGAGAACGCTGTATATGCGTTTGTAGCACCTGGAGGTTGCAATATACCATTAATGAATATTAAGAGGTGTCCAGCAGGATCTGGGAGGTAGCTGGTGCCATTGTTCTGTGATAGGTTGAACGTAGTCTGCGTACCATCAAATCCTTTGAATGATCTCTTAACACGTGCCTTAAGATCACCCTTAACAGAGATAACAGATTTATATCCATCAATACTCTTAATAGCATCTCTAGTGCTAAATGTACCGTTAATATCTGAAAGATATAATCTCTTCAAAGTACCAACTGTTTTAATACCCTGAACAATAGCAGATGCAGCACCAGCAGTAGTTACCTTAGTTGAGATAGTTGCGTATCCAACTGGGAAGTTAGATGATAGACCATAGTCTCCAATAACATCACCATTTTGGAAAGGATTTCCTTGATACTCTATTGCGTAAATGTAATTATTATCAAGATCAACTTCAGTAATAATTGCATACGTATTAGGATCTTGAATACCAGATACAACTTTATAAAGTCTATTACCAACAGTAAATGAACTTAAGTTGCTAATAATACTAACTTGTAAACGAATGTATCCTGTAGATGCAATCTTAGAACCAACACCAATATCAAGACCTGCGTATTTAATAACATCAAGATACTGTCTGGAAGATTCTGGATAAACAACAGAGTTAAGTTCAAATGATCCAAGAAGTGTCTCAGTATCAACTGTCAAAGTACCACCTGTGTTATCAAGTACAGCAGCTTCGTTCTTCAAGAATGGTCCAGCAGGTTGTGCTGTCTTACCTGAATTATATCCCTTGAATGGAATATTATCTTCAAACGTACCCTTAAGATCAATGACGTGAACACGATCTTCAATAGCACTAATCTGAGCAGTTGTGGAGTTAGTAGCACCTACAACGTTATCAGTAATTGCCCAAGGTCCAGCAGTTACCTTAACATCTAGGTACTTGTAGTTGTCGTCTTCATAGAATCCGTAAACAACACCAGTGATAGAAGGTGCACCTTGTTTGGCAACAACTTCATTCATAGTATAAGGACCATCAGTAATATCACCATCGATTCTAAATCTTTGATATACCTGTACAACCTTACCTGAATTCTCTGATAGAGATTCAAGTTCACCATAACTATCAGAAGATGAACCATACATGAAGTCTGCGTTATTCAATCCACCAGCTACACCTATTGGAAGTGTTCTTGTTCCATAAGTCTTAGTTGGAAGTGAAACGCCATTATTAATATTAATCTCAGTGAAGTATGTTCCAGTCTTAATCTGATTGCGTAGAATATTAAGTTGATATCTTACCAATCTGTGAATAGATCTCTCACTATAATCTGCGAAAGCAGTATCATCAAAGTACTTGTAGAATCCAGCATTAGGTGAAGGTTCTGTTAGATTATTCTGTAATGCCTGACTGATATAATTCTCAAGAATATCAAATGTGTAATTGTTGATATTATAAGTTGAATCAGAATAGAATATAGTTCCATCACCAGACTGATAAGGATCTAGTGCAGTCTTAGTTAACTTACCACCCCAAGCATAGATTCCACTAGAACCATCACCTGCATATGACTGAGCACCACTAGCATTATTAATAATAACCTTATTCTGTAAAGTTGAGAAACCATAAGAGAATGTGGTTGTGATATAACACCTGAACCAACCATTACCTAATGGAACGACACCAGCAGCATCGTTTGTCATACCACCTTGAGGTGTAAAGACAGAACCGATAGTACCTGCATTTAAGTTAAGATCGAAGAATATTCTTTGTACAGCAGCAGTTCCTTCGTCGAGAGACATTTGGAAGCGAAGTGATGTATATCCAGCAGCTTTAACAAACATTGAGAATGTAAATGTCTGCGTAGCATTTGTTCCAGCAGCACCTTCGTCAAACTTCTGACCTGAAGTATCCCACTTGATAGTACCATCATCAAAAGTATCATAAGGAGTCAAACTATAGTTTCTACTGATAGTATGAAGACCTGTGTTTGTACTTGGTATAACCTTCTCAGCAGTAACATTTAAGTCTGGAGAAGCAATGGCATTATTAGTAAATGTTGTTTCATTAGAAGCCCAATCACTTGCTAATGCTTCTGGATTACTATACAAGTTAGTTCCAGGAACTTCACCAGTAATATTAGATGATAGTGTTCTAGCATGTGCTAATGTTTGTACGTTACATGGTGTGTTGTACCAGTCATATTTTGGACCAATAGCAGATATTACTGCAACTGCATTTGAAGTTTTACCAACAAGTGTATTAGTAGCAATCCAACTTGGACCAGTGAAAGGACCAACAACTAAGAAATTAGTGTCGTCATCCCATTCTAAGACTTCTGAATAAGCACCATTGCTGGAGTAAACAATTTCACCAACTTGGAATGAATTGTAAACTGAACTCAATGTAATCTCACGAGCATCTTTCTTATCTGTAACATCAGTTGTAGCGATGTCATGGCACATATCGTTAATGATATTAGTCAAGAATGAATCATATGTCCATGATCCAGCACCAAATTGAGTATTAACTTGCTGAGATAATTCTTCCTTATAATAGTTGTAGTTGTAAAGAATGTTCTTACCAGCACTTCTTCCAAGTGCTTTAGCAGGAGCAATAATATCTCTAGCAATATCAACTAGATATTCAAATCTATCAATTACCGAAGCAATATCTGTAGGTGTTTCTGTATCTCTAACAGCAGCAGTATTTGAATACTGTGCAGCGTAGTTAGGTAATTGCTCACCACTATTAAAGTCATACTGGTTATTATTAAGAACATATCCACCAATCTCTTTAATCTTATCAATAGCAAATGCAGTTGCAAGAAGTTCTTCCTCAACCTGTCCTATTTGTAAGGAAGCATCGAGATATTTTTCCATTGCAACAACAGTACTATAATTACCACCTGTCTGTAAATCAGAGCAAATACTTTCAATAATCAACTTAAGGTCTCTCTGGCAAGTTGTTTCACCAGCAGCACCAGGATAACTAAAGGCGTTATAAGTTATCGCATTGAGAGTATAGTTAAATTCAGTACTTGTATAACCAGTACATTCTTCAGCAATATACTTTCTGTTAAAGTAAAGTCTATTACCACCAATGTTATAATCATTTCCAGTAGGAGCAATCATATCATTGATTGTAGTAATCAATGTATCAACCGCAGTTGCTACGTTTGCACAGTTACCAGAACCGCTATTATCAGTAATATCCCAATCACCAACAATAATATCATCAGTATTGTCATAAGTTAAATCACCAGTGATTGCTTGCTTAACATATACACCAATACGATCATGTGCATAGATTGACTGCCAAACTTGTAGACGTATATGAAGTAGTTCATTATTATTTCCAAGATAGAAGTTTGCTGCTTCTACACTCTTCTCATTACCACCATCTTCAATATCATTTGCAATAGCATCAACTATTAAACCAAGGTCAGTCTTACAACGTAATGTACCATCAGTAGATGTACCATTAGCATTTCTAGGCATATCCAATGAAAGATCTGGATATCTTGTAAGCATATCAAATGCTGCTTTATCAACGATAACACCTCTGTTTGCACGAATTAATTCAGCAGCATCACGGAATCTGTACTGAGTATCAGCATCTATTTGTGAAGTATAGATTAAATCATTTGCACCATCATGATATGAAACTGGGAATCCGACTTCCTTATAAGAATCAATCGTTCCACCAACAAATTCTGCTTTTGGTTCTTGCTTAGTAATAGTAGCAAGATGATCTATAGGAGATGCTAGAACTGCACTATTAAGTGTATCAGTTAAGATAGTGACTAAGTTATTAGCAGTTGAAGTAACATCAGAACAATCAGCAAGACTAAACTGAGATTTAGTAATACAATCAGATATAGAACTTACAAATGTATGTGCATATTGATCATTAATTGGTGAAGGATTTACATTAACAGTAAATGTATTTGTAGATGCCTTAGTAATAGGTAGAAGTTGATTATATGAAGGATCAGTTAAACGAGGATAAGTGTGATTTGTAGCAAAGTTATCTTGAGCACACTTGAATGTTAGTGAATTTGGAGCAATGAATACTGCATCACCAGCACAAACTATTCCATTAGTGTCAGCAGATTGGAATGTATGTACATAATCACCACCAGTTGTTATTGCATTAGCAAGACCAGAAACGAATCTATGATTATATCCACCACCAGTGTAGAGCATAGAACGAGTTATGGAGTTAGTATCTGCCTTAACAAATGTGTGTGTATAGTTTCCACCAGCAGTAATCGCATTAGTAGTTGCTGATACAAAGATATGATTAGTTGTGTTGGTAGAAGGAGTCTTCTTAACAACTTTAACAGAGATAGTTGTATCAGTTACCTCAGTGATCTCAACTGGAGCATCATAAGAACTATCTTTCTTAACACTAACTCCACCAGAAACAGCAGATACAAATGAATGTGCATCAGTATTAGTTGAAGGTAATGTATCTAAGACTAAGATATCAAATGTATTTGTCTGTGCATTCTCAACTCTAAGCCACTTACCGCTAATTGGGTCAGTAGATCTTGGATAAGATTTCTCGGCAGCAGAACCAGATGCACCACCGAATGCACAACTGAATGTTAATGCATTGTCAGCAAGTTTAACCCAATCACCATTACCTAAACCATGACCGTTTACAGTGATTGTTATACGACCATTACCAGTGTCATAGGCAGCAGTAGTAGGTGTAATTGTATTAACAGTTGTTCTAGGATATGAGTGATCAGTTGCATAGTTATCATGTGCACATCTAAACTTAAGTGCACTGGTAGCAATCTTAATACTCTGTCCTTTTCTCAAATCATGACGACCAATGGTCATCTTCATTATTCCTGATGTTGGGTTGTAATCAATATCAGAAGGAGTATAGTTCTTAAGTGGAGACTTACCAACATTAACAGTAAACTTATTATAATCTACATTAGAAATCTCTAACCATCTGTTGTTAACTGGATCAGTTGCACGAGGATAAGAATGCAATCCAGCATCATCACCCATATTACATCTAAAGTTAAGTGAGTTATTTGTAATCTTAATCTTCTCACCATTCTTCATTTGGTGTCCAACCTTAATGCAGTTGGTATTCTCAGATCCAGCAACAAAGTTATGAGTTGTTGTATCTGTAATAGTAGTTGCATCACCGTTAACATTAACAGTAATAGTTGTTGCTGCTTCAGATAAGATCGTTAGATCTCTGTTATAAGCATAGTCAGCACCAGAGAATGTCGAAGCACCTGTTGCACGAGGATATGTCTTCTCAGTTGTATCACCATCACTATTGAAATCACAAGTGAAGGTTAATGAATTAGCATCAATTCTAATAGTATCACCAACACTAAGAGTATGAGATCCAATAGTTAGAACCATAACACCTGATGCTGGAGTATATGATACAGCAGTTGGAGTAAAGTTCGTTGTTGGAATTGTTAATTCTAAATCACCTGTAGTTGGTGTATAAGTTGCTGCAGATGGAGTGTACTGGTTGTAGTTAACACCAACCCATGCATGAGTTGTAGTGTTAGAAGCAGTATAACCATCTAAAGTATTAATTGTAATTGTAGTACCAGTTACAGCATCAACTGGAATTGCCTGTGCAATTAGAGGATC